GTCCGAAGGTGGATGAGAGCTAGGTTGATGTCTAGATCGAGTGCAAAGAATGCGACGCTTTTTTGGTCGTTTTTCTATTGCAAGGGATGTTGTGACGTTGTACCTGAGAGCTTTATCCAAGCTGCTTTTGAAAAGCATCGGAAAACCTTGTCTAAGGCATGTCTCTGCGTCACTGATGAGCAGAAAACTGACATGGAAGACAAGATGGAACTTCTCCTGAACCATTTTACACGCTTTCAAGATAAGCAATGTGAGCCAAGTCATTCGGCTTGCTATGAACGTGGACGCTCCAAGGGAGGTCAACATCGTGAGCTTATCTTTGAATTGGAAGGTGTAGATGGTCCGGACGATCTGGTGGCTATGGTTGAAGTAGCACCAGGTGTCGTTGAGGAAAGACGTGGTTGGCAAGTTCCCCATCGTATGGAGCTCCTCCGTTCTGCTTATGAATTTGAGCAGACTGCTGGTCAGATGACCTGCGGAGTAGAAGCTGTTCTTGAGCCTATTAAGGTTCGAAATGTTACGAAGGGTAGAGCGCAAGCCTACAACGCTGTCCATGGTATCCAGAAATGGATGCATTCCAATTTGAGAAGACTTGCTCCATTCAGATTAATCGGTGAAACGATAACTGAAGAGCACATGAAGTCTCTCTTCTCGAAGCGCCGTCCTGGTGAGCTTCTTGTCTCTGGCGACTATTCTGCCGCAACTGACAATTTGAAGCTGGACGTGACGAAAATAATATTCGAGACGATCCTCAAAAGAATATTGAGTGATCTTGGATTTAGCAGAGAAGCATTAATGCTGACAACCCTTGCTCGGAAAGTACTCTACGAGCATGAGATTCATTATCCAAAATGGACTGAACTCGAACCTGTTCAACAGGCTACTGGGCAATTGATGGGCTCTCCTTTGAGCTTTCCAATTTTGTGTCTAGCAAATTTGCTATGTTTCTGGATGACGACTTGTCCCGACGTCTCTTTTGACGATTTACGGGTCTTGGTGAACGGAGATGATATCGCGTTCCCTTGCAGTCGTGAAGCCTATAAGACTTGGTCTGATGGCTTAGCTGCTTTCGGTTTTGTCAAGTCGGTGGGAAAGAATTATATTCATGAGCGATTTTGTATTATCAACTCTGAATTGTTTGACTCAAAGTATGAGCAAACTGGCAAATGCCATCTTCCC